CCATCCATGTCACCCGTGTAGGAGATTCGACAGTATGACACTACAAACAAAATTAGAAACAAGATTTCCCGACCATGATTGGTCACACATGGTCGAAGACTCGTGCTTTATTATGAGCAAGGGAGTGTATTGGATTAAGCAAAGTGCTTGGTACAATGACCTTCCTCAATGGACTTCGGATGAAATTAAAGCATTTTTGGAGAGTTAAATATGGGAGAAAAAAGAAAGGGAAAAATAGTGTACCATCCTCCGGAAAGGTGCTATACCAATGTGAACATTGAAGAAACACCCCATGGCTACAAGATTTATCGGGTGGGCGAAACGCGACATTTTACCGTGATTCCGCTTTCAGCCGCAAAAGAAGTTCTATACAACAAAGGTGAATAAAATGGATATTGAAATGATTATACTAATTGCCGCTATTGCAGTGGGTCTTGGGCTTGCTGGCTACCGCACATACAAAAAATTGATGGCTGATGGCAAGATAACCCTTGACGAAGTTATGGACTTGGCTGACGACCTAAAAGATATTGCCTCAAAACTACCTTCCCTATCTTCGATTAAGAAGATGAAAAAAGCGGAGTTAATTGAACTTGCTAACGAAAACGGTCTTGCCGTTGACGGAACAAAAGCAGACCTCATTTCCCGTCTTAAAGACGCAAAGCAGGTGATTGAGGATGAACAACAATCTTGAAGAACGAGTCGAGTCTTTAGACGACCGAGTGGAATTGCTTGAAAAAGCAGTGTTTGAGTTATCCCTTATGGCAAAGTATCTCAAGTACGCATTCTTTGCTATGCTTGCTTCACTTGGCGTTGATGTACAGGGGTTGATGTGATGGTGTACTACTGTTCAACAGCCGATGTAGGCTCTCGACTTGCCCTTGATAGCGCACAGCGCACAAGAGCCGGAAGTCGTTTGACGGGTGCTATCCGTCGAGCCACGATTGACATTGACCAAATGTATCGTGACTACGGTCGAGATGCCCCTACAAAATCTATCAAGGAAACCACCTTAAGCGGCTCTATTTCTGCCGGTGCTACCACAGTGACCCTAACAAGCGGAACGGGCTTTAGCAACGCTGGAAATGGCAATATAGACGGTGATTCGTTTGCATGGACGGGTAAATCCACCAACGACCTTACAGGAGTCACAGGAATTTCTTTTGACCACGCCTCCGGAGTCACAGTACAAGAAGGAGAATTTGCTCATGTTATTCGTGAGATTTGTGCAGACATAGCGGCCTCATACTATTTTGAAGACGAAGCCGTTTTCCAAACCGCAAGCAAAGATGGAACTATCCGAGGAAACAACCTTCGTGAGCGTGGCATGAATAATCTCAAGCGACTTGCTCATTTAGGAAGTGTTGACTAATGGCATCGGCTAATTTTAGTATATCCCCAAGAAAAGATTCTGCGGGCAATATGATTGTTATTGACAACGCCTCCTTTAACCGGGCGTTTAGGAAACTCAAAAACGACACAGGACAAGCCATGTGGGAAGCGGCAGGTAAGACGCTTTCCGATGTAAAAGAACACACATACCGATACCTGCGAGGGTTTGAAGGAATGTACCCCGGATTGGCGACAAAAGTTGCTAATTCACTTGCTTATGACAGGGGTGGAAGAGGTGATGTTTATGGTGCAGATAATCCACAAGTCGATGCTATTTTTGGTAGTCGTGGCCCAAACGGAAGGAGTGGTGAAATTGGTGCGGGTGTACACACAGACCCCGACGATACAGAAGGCACCTACAATATCGGTGCGGCTTTACAGGAAGGAAGAGATGCTGGCACCTATCCTTGGTTGAATAAAACAAGTAGGGGAGAGCATGGCGGTGCGATTGTACATGGAAGACAGGTTGGTACTATGAGTGGCAACAGTCCGTGGTATGGTCGTGGTGGTTCTTTTTACTTTTATGGTTATGCTAATCTTGACTATATCGGCGAAGGTATGAGAAAATTTGAGGCGAAGATTGAAGGTCGCCTCAATTCAAATCTAAAAAAGAGGTTGAGTTAAGATGGCAATAGCAACAAAAGAACAATTTTGGAACTACCGATTAAACGGTGAAGACCCTACGGCTCCTGTTGGAACTAACAACGGTACTTGGACTCGAAACAATAGCAACGGCAGTGCCGCTAATGACTATTGGGTGGTGACAAACAGCCAATACCATGTCGAACCTACTACCACGGCCTACACTATTTTTGCGGCAATAGAATACACAACCGCACCGGATAACGCCACGGTGTTATTGACACTTGACAACGGTACAAAGAAAGTTGAAGTCAAGGCTCTTGGTCAAAAAGTACAGTTGGTTGGAGCAACCACTGTCACGAGCGCAGACTTAGACATAAGCATGACAGAAGATAACCCTACTCCCCTTATTATGAGATTAACTCTTGACGAATCCGGCAACGCTCGTTTGTATTTTCGTGAATTGATAGAAGACGATGATGCACAAACAGCATACCTTTCTGTCGCAGGGGCCAGTAGTAGTGGTACTAAGACAATCAAGTGGGGCAACGGAACAGGAAATGTAAAATGGGCATCTGTTTATGCGACTGATATGGGGGCATTTGGCCCCGATGAATTAGCACCTTCCGATTTGACAACAGATACTTTAATTCGCATGGGTCTTTCCATAGTACAGGCACTACGCAACAGCAAACGAACCTACCTCAAAACACACTTGGACGACTCATCAATCAACTACGGATATGACATTTCAAACTCTATGCTATCCCGAACAATGCCACCATTTATCAATGTCATGCTACAACGACTATCCTCACCTACCTTTGCCGCTCTTGGTGGTGGTCGCATTGACCAAGACTACGATGTGTTAATTTATGTGACGAGTCGTGGCACAACATACGAAGATGCCTACCGACAGTGCCTCAATATCATTGGCGAGGTTTTCGATGAGTTGTACACCACAACCGGTCTTAATGGTACTACTGACAGTCTTGCTGAATATGACTTGGAACTTCAAGCAAAATTAGATGATGAAGTGACCATCTGTACTCATTTATTAACACTGACCTATATGCGACGCATAAATATGCGACACCGTTGAAACGCTTAAATAACAACTCACTACTGAAAAGATTATCGAGAAGGTGTTTTGAATGGCAGTCCAAGATATGAATAACCGATATGTAGCCGCAATTAAAGAAGCCGCTTATGGTACAACACCGAGCGGTACTTACTTTTTCGGTGAAATTGACGACGAATCAATCAAGCACACATACGATGTGATGCAAAGAGAAAACATGAACCGATACGGTGCTTCAAAGGCAAACACCGGAAAGGAGTACGGCGAAGGCGACATTAACATGGCCGTCCTTAATGACGATTTTACCGGTCTTGTCCTTCTCGGTCTTATGGGAACTGACACCATTGGTTCAGTAGCAAGCGGTCTTTACCCGCATACATTTACCGAAGCAGGAGCAGGTATCTCAATGAGCCTTGCCATCGCCCGTGAAGAAAAAATCCACTACTACGCCGGAGCAGTTGTTGAAAAGGTTAGCGTTAGTGCCGCAATCAACGAATACGCTATGATGAGCGCATCTTTTATGACTCAAGCAGAAGGAAGTCTTACCGCACTAACCAGTCTAAGCCCATCATTCCCCGATGATAAGGCCGCACTTTACTTTTCCGATGCTAAAGTTTTCTTTAACGCTGACTCAACAGCATCCGACGCAGTTAAGTCAATCTCTTTTGATATTGCACTAAACCGTGACGGAGATGCCGCCTGTGGTCTTGGCGACCGAACCTATGTTCGTGCCCCACCAGCACAGCGAAGAGAAATCACAGGAAGTATTGAGTTCAACCGAATCCTACACAGCGGAGCCGGAGCAAGCAACCCATCCTACGATTCCTTAGTTTCCGCAGATGGTCTTGAACTTTCCGGAAGTGGTGTTGAACTTAAGGTTCAATTTGGCTCCGAAAGCGTTGCTGACTTGTTGACCTTCAACTTTTACAAAATCCGATTTGAAGCACCCGACGCAAATGTTTCGGGTCGTGACACACAAACATTCACTGTGCCATTCGTCGCCCTTTTCAGTTCTAACGATAGCAAGATGATGGATATTGTCATGCGAAACGACAAGAACGCAGTCTATTGAGGTGATTTAATTGGCACATAATGGTGGAACCGTTATCGCTGATAAAACCCTCCTTGATGTTTTACAATTCACAGGAACCCCAGCGGTCGTACAGGCCGCACTTAGAGCCGCCATCGCAAATGACGATATTATCATTTCTTGCGACACGAGCAGAAAGAAAGATAGCAACGAAATTGTTTTAACCGTTGTTGCTATTATAGCATGAGAGTAGTATTCCCCCAAAGGAAAGAGAAGTGAAGAAAAAATGCCCGTACTAACAAAAGAATTTGAACTTGATGATGGAACAAAAATCACCGTGCGACAAGCCGGTGGTATGACCAAACTCCGAATTGAAAATATCCAAGCACAGGTCTTTCGTGACCACATGCACTTTGGACTTGACACTACCGATTGGACAGAAGAACAACAGAAACAATTCGCAAATGCCCTTGAAGAAAAAGGTGCTGGAATGGTTCACCAAATGGAGTCTTGGGTTCCACGAAGTATTATTTCCCCAAAAGATTTTGACATGGATTCTTTGACAAGCGAAGAACTGCGAATGATTCTTGGATTTGTTCGTGGTGACGACCCCGAAGGTGCAATCCCTTTGGACAATTCTTCCGAGTAGCCCCGACAATTTGCATGGCCTACAAGGGGGTCTTACCCTCGGACTTGTGGGAGAAATATGACTGCGAAGGCGGTCAAGACTTAATGATGATTGATTTGCTCGTAGCGATGGATATTCACGATAAGATTTCTTCGGCTACAACCAAGACAAAAGATGGCAACGCTATGGTCGCTCGTCGCAAGCAAAGACAGGAAAAACGAGAACTCTTAAGTGACGGTGGTGGGCTGGCTATGCTTAGGGGTCTTGGCGTCCCTATAGCGAAGCGTAGCGAGTGAAGGTGGAGAAATGATTGGCAACATTATTTTTTCCCTATCACCTATTATCGCTCTCTTTGCGATGGTCACTATGCTCGTTTTGCGGGCTGGTGCATCCCGTGTTTTCTTCGATGTAGTTGGGTCGTTCCAAGCCGACAGGCTGATTGGTGACGCCCAAGCAAAAATCACTGTGTTGCAGGGACTTATGCTCGATGGTTTGTCGGGTATCACCGAAGGTATCGGTGAAATGTCAGCCATGATGGACACCCTTGTTGACGGGACAGTTCCCCTTGCTCAAGAGATTGGAAACGCTCGGATTGAGTTCGAGAAGTTTGCTAATTTTGAAGGGGCGGAAGACCTACAACAACAAATTATCGACATTGGTGAGTCGTATGCTTTTACAGGCGACCAAGCACTCAAGGCTGGTGCTAAAATGGCACAACTGTCTGCCATCGTAGGTGGTGGCCCTGCTACTGCGGCGGCTACCGAAGTCGGTATTCAATTCGGTCTTATCGGTGGTATGGAAACAGAAGATGCCATGAAGAAAATGATTTCCCTACAACAGCAGACTGGCTTCATGTACGGGGAGTTGACCAAAAAACAATTCAACAGAATGACTGCCGAAGAAAAAGCGAATGTCGTTCGACAAAACAGCATTCGGATGCTCAACCAACTCAACACAATCGAAAACCGTTCAGCGGCTACCATGTCGCAAATAACCCATGTTATGAATCAATTCGCTTCGTCTGCTAAATTGGCTGGTGATGATGTGGCTTACATGGCCGCTATGTCCGCCACTTTAATTGAGGCTGGTGAAGAGCAAGGGAAGGCCGGTCGTGCCCTCAAGATGATGTATGCCCGTCTTGGTGCCGATACCGGAGGCAACGCAGAAATCCTTAGACAGTTCGGTATCGAAACAAAGGGTGCCAACGGTGCGTTGCGCTCCATGGAAGCAATCCTTCAAGATGTTGCCGACAGATACCACCAACTTGAAGATGCAGAAAAACTCACTATCGCCCAAGCAATCGCTGGCAACGACCACTATGTTCGTGCGATTAAGTTGTTTGAGAATCATTCCCGTGTTCTAAAATTAGACAGTGATGCCGTAGCAGAAAAAGATACGGCGCAAGAAGAATTGAACAAGCGCATGAAGGACAATGTGTTTTTGCTTGAACAACAACAAGCAAGACTTATCAACTCAAAGGCTCTCATTGGAAACGCATTCACCCCTGCCGTTATCCGTGCTACCAAGGCACAGGCAGACATGAACTTTACTTTTGCCCAAATGATTGAGGAAGGGACGGTTTATGGTCAAGTGATAGGGAAGTTGGCCCAACTACAACAGTTAGGGAAAACATACGCTCCGATAGCAGAAGCCTACCTAAACGCTTTGTCATTAAATGTTTCCCTAAAAACACAACAACAGATTCAACGGTCTTTGAACAACGAATCGTTGGTGCGGTCAAGTGCCTATGGCGCACAAGTAGGATTGGGCAAAATCACCTTACAACAACTTGACCGAGAACTTGGGTTGCAGGCCCAAAGCACTGCTTTACAAATCGCTTCTCTTGGGGTGAGCAACCAACAAAGCGAAGCACAATCGAGAATTGCCATGCTCAAGGGCACTGCGTTAGAAGGTGACTTTAAGGCACTACAAGCGGCTCGTGCAGTGACACAACAAAAAGTCACAGAACTACAAATTGAACAACAATCAGCCGCTATCAAATCAATTGCAGAAGCAAAAACCACTACGGCTACACAACAAAGAATTGCATTGGAAGACCAAGTTAGCACAGCAAAAATTGAACAACTGTCGAGGGTCACAGCAGAAGAACTTGCCCTAAAAAGAATTAACGCTGGACAATATAAAAAACTCACAACCGTGGAGGCTGTGTTGGGCAACGCAAGAGCAAGAGCGGGCATAGAAAAAGAATTAGAGAATAACGAAAACATACACGCTATGAAAAAGTTTAGCAACATAAAGCAAATCCTTCGCCTCGAAGAGCAACAGGAAATGAACGCTCAAACGCTCAACGCGATGACTGCGGCGCATACATTTGAAAAGGAAAAACAATTATCTGTTGAGCAAAAACTACTCCAAGTTCAAGACCAAATGATAGCCGATGAAGGAAGGTTGCTTCTTCTTGGGATGATGAACAGTGCCGATATTCAAGGCGACACAATGGCACACATGACCCTTGCCGCCGCAAAACAAAGGGTCAACGATGTGACCAAGATGAAGTCCAACACAGAAACCCAAAACGCCGCCATTATGAAGGCGATGAGTATTGCCGCAACACAATTGGCCGCAACCTACGGACTACAAGAAAAGGAGATAATGAAAATACTCCCTAAAATGAAGATGTTCGCACAAGGTTTGGCCGCAGTTCAAACCCAACAAGAATTAACCGTAGCATCGTCAATGAGATTTCAAAGTGCCCTAATGAAATCGTCTATGGGTCTTGGGATGCTTAGTATGGGATTCACCATGTTTAGCGATAGCGAAAAAGCCGCAAGAACAAGTATGATTTTGATGAACTTATCAATGCTCCCTGCTATTATCCAAATGGCAAGTATGACAAAGGGGGCGGCGGGTATGGCGGCGGGTATGGTGGGTATCACCACCACTACCACAGCGGCAACTGGGGCTTTGACAAGGTTCAAGGTAGCGATGATAAGCACAGGTGTTGGCGCAGTTGCGCTTGCGGCTGTTGCTCTTGGTGCTTGGTTCCTTGCAGGTAAGATGGGTTCCGACGAAGCAAACGAATCACTTGAAAAATACAACAGAACCTTTGGGTTCACACAAGAACTCTATGACAATATGCTTTCGGCGTATGAAGGCGTTGACATGACAAGAATCTTAGACGACCTTGGTATTGCCACAAGAGATATACAGGACACTCTTTCCGACATAGCAAACACCGAAGATGCCGCCCTTATTGCATCCTATGAAACAAAGTTAAAATTAGCCCAAGAAGAAAGAGATGTACTACTACAAATCAAGGCAATTAAAGGAGCGGAAATGCTACTCACCGACACGAACCAAGCCCAAGGTATATTCGACCAAGTGAAAGGGGCACAGGCAATCAATGATGAACTTAAAGAGGCGAAGGACAATTATGGCTTCTTCGACAAAGGAGTTCAAGCATTTACCTACCTCACTTCTATGGGAGATGAAGATTTGGCGAAAAGCCAAACGGTATTAGACATAGAGGCTATCGAACAAAATGCGGAAGATGCTTTTGCCGCTATACCCAAAGAGTTCCAAGGTGCTGTACAGGAAATGGCTCAAGAGGCTGATTCGATGGAAGACTTTTTGAGCAAACTTGCGGAGTTCGCAGACAGCACAGGTGGTGACTTCGGTCGAAACTTTGGCACGGGCATCCAAGAAAATATCATTGGCCCAATAGAAGCGGCAAAGGAAGCGGCGTTTGAGTTTAACAACGCCCGTGAAGAAATGTTCTTTGGGTTGTCTAAGGGCAACTTGACCGGAGATATGGTGAAGCAAGTAGTGAACAAGGGTGTGGAAACACTTATCAACACCACGGAAGTTATTATGACAAATAACTTTACAGGAATGACGACCACACAAGCCGCTAATGAAATCACAAAAGAAGTGATGAAGCAACTTGGAAGCCTTGGTTTGAATGTACAACAGGCATAGATAGAGAAGTGAGAGAAATGTCAAGAACAGCAACAAGCAAATACGGATTTTGGCTCGCAGGCTCCTACGAAGACTTTCTTGGGTCGAAGGTTATCACAGATGATAGCAACCAACCGTCAACGGCTGGAACCTACGATGCAACAAAAACACACCACGGAAACATTCTAAACGGCGAGGCGACAATCAATCCTCGATACCGATGGTCGATACGCGATAGAGCCAACAATAGTGAGTTCTCAGATTCGACCAACTACTTAGCCTCTAACGACGGCATTTTTCGCTGGGCTACCCTTGACCCTATTAGACTCGGAATGGGCGAGAAATGGGCTGGGAGAGCGCAGAATCAATACCCTAACACACTTGTCAACGCTAACCGTGTAAGATACAACAAAGCAGGCAATAATAACAGCGACGATTCGTACATGATTATGTCTTCGACTTACGATACCTCACAGCGATACTACATTCCTACCGGTGACACGGATTCAACCTTTGGTCGAACAACAAAATACGATTGGAATGGACGCAATTGGTTCAAATTGCAGTCCGGAAGAATCAGCAGTGGTACTCTCCCCGACTTCATGCAACACGCCCACCTAACAGGTTGTTGGATGGGTGAACGAATACAACCGAACGCATACAATGGTACTACTGGTGCCGAAGTTGCGGCCCATGTCAATAACCCCGAAGCCATATTCAAACCCATAAAAAGCAACGCCGGAAAACCATTTTTGTGTGTGACGACTTACCTCGCTGACGACACAGCAAACCAAATCAACAACTCGGCACCGAGCGGAGCGTTCCGACCGGTTATCGCATCTTCCAAGAATCTTAACAGCAAATCCACAGGTGATTTTTTCAGCATTCGCATGTGCAGTCAAGCGATGCTTGGCTTTGCTTCAAGCATACCCAACGAATCAACCGAGTCGGGAGCGCAGGTAAAATACAATTTGAAGATTGGGTTCCCCACTTCGACCTCCTTTGGCACTGCCGGTAGTGGCGGTGCTACGCCAGCAATCAATTGGACATTCATTCCCCACGCAGGAACAGGACTTAGTGAAAACGAAAACCTGTACCACTTAGATTGGATTGGTGGACAAGACCTTCGCAACCCAAACCTTGACCCGTGGTATGATTTGGAGTTCCGAATTGATTATGAAACGAATAAGTACAAGGTCTTCCACGAAGGCACAGAAGTCACAGCAACCAACGCAACCGGAGGTTCTTACTCTTCCGGCTATACTATGGCTAACAACACCGATACTTCTGCCGCATTCAAAGCGAGCGAACTGACCGGTTGGGAAATGTTCGTAGTACCCAACAGTAGTGCGAGCAATAAATGTGTAGTTGCGACCATGATTGACCGATGGGCCTTGATGCGCCCACTGACTGACTACACAACAGACGCCGCCCCTGTTGCATCCTTTACTTGCACCATGCCAACAAACGGAGTTAGTGCCGCCTCAATAACAATCCTTGACGACGACACAGAACAAAATCTAACACCGTGGTTTGTGAGCGACGAAATCACAGATTGGCGACTACTGATGTTCAACAACAATACCCACAGACCACTGTGGTGCGGCGTTATTGAATCGGTAAGTGTGACTCAATCCGCATCACAACGGTCAAGAGAAATACAAGTCCAAGCGAGGGATTCACTTTCCATCTTAGACCGTCAAATGTCCTCTTGGGAACTTGGGCAAATCGGTCTTGGCAACAGCGACCAAGTGCTTGCACGAAAAGAAGAGGTGGCTTTGCTATCCGATTCAATGTTTATGGGAGTAGCGCGATTGGAAGACTCAAATGCGACGATTGGATTTGAAGCATCGAGTGGCTACAAGGAATTAGAGGGACAGCGGACTCGACTCAACACTGCCCACCCAATTCAAATGTACAACAACGAAGATACCTATGGCCCGAACAATGTCGAACGGGACTACTACGGCTACGAAGTCGGCGGTATCAACCAATACACACAAAGCGGTGCAGACCACACAGAACTTATCTTGACCCATACCGGAACTTCCTACACCACAAGCAGTAGGCCCGATTTGATTTTCTTCGACAGCCATAACAAGACAACCGCAGTGGTAAGCACGGTCAACGCTACGGGACATTCTGCACCAATCACCAACTACGGACAGCGGTTGACAATCACTGGTCTAACCTATGTTCCCAACACGACAGCAACACTTGAAGGAATACAATCAACATACCCCCGAACAAACGGACAGTCGGGGTACTTAATTCTAAAGTTCACACAACGCCCAACACGGGCAGATGGTC